CCGCTATTAACGGTGGTTCCTGTTGGGATCGCATCTCCTGCCGTAAATGACTCGCTAAAAGAAAATGAGTCTCCAGCTGTTGTTTGGGTGTATGTCCCAGCATTCATGGTGGCTGCAGCCGTCCCAGAAGGAGCTGTGAGACCCCCTAGGGTTGCCGTGATATTGCTACCACTGACCGAGTATGTGCTCCCAATTCTGGTTGCCTGGGAGGCAGCTGCATCTACCGTTAGTTGCACACTGGTGGAAATTTTATGTGTAACATCAGCATGTGCTGGTGCCGCCAACAGAATCATAATCAGGGGGAGATATTTTTTCATTCTCGTTGCGCCTGACGGATGTGCCATAATATTTATGTTAATCTGTTTTCTAGAAAACCGAACCTAGAATTTTTGCTCTTCGCTGCTATATAATTGTGGTTGCCTTCGGGGACCACAAAATCTAATCTCGCTTATTAAGGGGAAGTAAAATGACTGGACTGAGAAAGTTTACGACTAAAGATCTTAATGCAGTTGTGGATGCTGTAGAAAGATACAGTGTTGGACTTGATGATGTCTTCTACCGACTGCATTCATATGGTGTAGGAACACCAAGAGATTCTTATCCACCATACAACCTAATCAAAGAGTCTGAGGTTAAGTGGAGGATAGAAATGGCACTTGCTGGCTGGGATAAGGATGAAATCGAAGTCTCTACAGAAAGTAATGTCCTTCTAGTCAGGTCTAAGGCAGCGAAAGCGAAGGGTGAAGAGGAGTATCTGCATCGAGGAGTATCCACCAGAACTTTCGCTAGAGGTTTTAATCTTGCTGATGATGTAGAAGTTGGTAACGTTTCGTTCAGCAACGGTATGCTTGTGGTAGAATTGAGAAAGATTATTCCTGATCACCAAAAGCTGAAAGTTTATGACATTTCTTGATCGTTGCAAATGTTGTCTGGGTAATCCAGTAGCACACCTTTGTGTTTTAGTCGGAGGATCTCTTATCGGTATTCAGTTGATGCATACTCACGCTCATTACGCTATGGATGTTGATGCTGATTCTTATTGTAGAAATTTTGCTAGAAAGAATCCAGACTGGAAACCACATACATATTAATACAACTAAAGAGACTCCTGCAGGGAGTCTCTTTTTATTGGTGGAGAAATTATGAATCACTATGTAAATCTATGCCCTGCATATACTGAAACCACAGAAACTCTCACCGTGGATCTCCCCCCAGAATTCATGGATGAGTTTATGCAGATGGTGCATGTGCTTGCTGACGAAAAGAATATTACTGCTCGTCGAGCATTTGTGGATATGATTAAGTACACTTATTACAATTTGATGGAGAAGAATTATGAGCGTAAGGGTCGTAAGGATGCAAAACGGCGAGGACGTAATCGCTGATGTGAGAGAGGTTAGGGATCCTGACAATAATAATCCCTTTGCATATCGTCTTGAGAATCCATTCTGCATTATCATTATGCAGCCTCCTCAAGAGATTTTGATTGAGACTCAAGAAGTTGTTGGAAATGAGAACATTGATAATTCTGTAGATATTCAGTTTCATCCATATGTTCCTCTTTGTAAAAACAACTACGTTTTTGTTCCCATTCCCTCAGTCACCTTGATCTATGAACCTCATGATGGACTACTGGAAAAATATAACGAACTTTTGACAAATGCTGAAACTTTTAATCCTCAAACACTCTCCTGATTTTTATCTGATTGGTACAGTAACAGAATTGGATGAGGAGCCTAGTCTCTTGATTGAGAATTGCTACAGGGTCACTGAAGATGGGAACCTCGATGAGTTTCCTAAATTCACAGATCAGCGCGATCTCTTCTTGACTTCCGACCTGATTTTTACTATACTTGATCCGTCTGCCAGTCTGGCGGACCTGTACAAAGCGACGGTTGGTTGATGAATTTTTACACAGACGTACTTCTTATTGGCGATGATATCCTCTACAGGGGATATAGCAATGGGGAACCAGTGCAGTTTCGCGAAAAGTGTCGTCCTACCTTGTTCTTTGTTCCTTCGGATCAGACGAAAGAATCTAAGTACAAAACTCTAGACGGTCGGAATGCTCATCCTAAACGCTTTGATGGTGCTAGGGATGCCCGCGATTTCATGCAAAAGTATGAAAACGTTGATGGACTAGAGGTTCATGGATATGATCGTTTTGTGTATCAATACATTGCCGACAAGTTTCCAGATGAAATCCATTTTGACATGGACCTCATGAAGATCTATACGATCGATATTGAGGTTGGGTGTGATAATGGGTTTCCTTCTGTGGAAGAATGCCAGGAAGAAATTCTGTGCATCACAATTAAGAATCTGATTACAAAGAAGATTATTACTTGGGGAACTCGTGAGTTTGCTCCTAAGGGAACTGAGTATCGAGTCTTCTGGAAAGAGCATGAAATGCTTTCAGATTTTCATATGTGGTGGACAGAAAATACTCCTGATATCATCACTGGGTGGAATTGCAATTTGTATGACATTCCATACATTTGCCGTCGCTTGGAACGTGTTCTTGGGGAAAAGTGGAAAAAGTCACTTTCCCCTTGGAACCGTGTTCTGGATAGGGAGTTTATCAACATGGGTCGTAAGCAAATTGCTTACGAAATTGGTGGAGTTACAATTCTAGACTATCTGGATTTGTATAAGAAGTTCACTTATTCTGCACAAGAATCATACCGCCTGGATCATATTGCTAGTGTGGAACTTGGTCAGCAGAAAGTTGATCACAGTGAATATGAGAACTTTAAGGAGTTCTACACAAAGGATTGGCAGAAGTTTGTTGAGTACAACATCGTTGATGTGGAACTTGTTGACCGATTGGAAGACAAGATGAAGCTCATCGAACTTGCTTTGACTCTTGCTTATGACGCCAAAGTTAATCTTGGTGATGTGTACTCTCAGGTTCGTATGTGGGACACTCTGATTTACAATGACCTGAAGAAAAGGAATATTGTTGTCCCTCCGAAAATTTCTAGTAAGAAGGATGACCAATATGCTGGAGCATATGTTAAGGAGCCCACTCCTGGGATGTATGAATGGGTTGTTAGTTTTGACCTCAACTCCCTATACCCTCACTTAATCATGCAGTACAATATCTCTCCAGAGACTCTGGTTGAGAGGCGTCATCCATCGGTGACTGTTGATAAACTTCTTAATAAGGAAGTTGAGATTGATGGTGAATATGCTGTGTGTGCCAACGGCGCCCAGTATCGTAAGGATGTGCATGGCTTTTTGCCTGAAATGATGCAGAGAATCTATGATGAACGAAAGATTTATAAGAAGCGGATGCTACAGGCTAAGCAGGAATACGAAACTGCAAAGACCGTGGCACTACAAAAGGATATTGCTCGATACAACAACATCCAAATGGCAAGGAAGATCCAACTCAACTCTGCCTATGGTGCCATCGGAAACCAATACTTCCGTTACTACAACCTGGCAAACGCTGAGGCTATTACTCTCTCGGGTCAAGTTTCTATTCGTTGGATCGAAAACAAAATCAATGGATATCTAAATAAGATTTTGCAAACGGATGGGGAGGATTATGTCATTGCATCTGACACTGACTCAATCTATCTTAATCTTGGACCTCTTGTTAATAAATTTCTTGGTGCTAAGTCTGACGATAAAGCAGCAACTGTTTCTCTACTTGACAAGATCTGTCAAGACAAGTTGGAACCATTCATCGAACGTTCTTATCAGGAACTTGCGGATTATGTTTCGGCATATGAACAAAAGATGCAAATGAAGCGAGAGAACATCGCAGACAAAGGCATCTGGACCGCAAAGAAACGTTATATCCTAAACGTGTGGGATAGTGAGGGCGTTCGATATGAAAAAGCAAAACTTAAGATGATGGGAATCGAAGCAGTTAAGTCTTCCACTCCTGCACCTTGTAGGACTGCCATTAAAGAAACTCTCAATCTTGTCATGACTTCTACTGAAGAAGCTGTACAGAAGTATATCGCTAGGTTCAGAAAAGAGTTTGAGTCTCTTCCAGTTGAGGAGATTTCCTTCCCGCGTAGTTGTAACAACATGGGTAAGTTTTCCTCTCCTAAAAACATCTATGGCAAAGGATGCCCAATGCATGTTCGGGGATCTTTGTTGTATAACTACTATCTGAAACAACTCAAACTTACACATAAATTTCCTTTGATTCAGGAAGGAGAAAAAATTAAGTACCTTTATCTGAGGAAACCTAATCGAATTGGTGAGAATGTGATTTCGTTCTTCCAGACTCTTCCTAGGGAGTTTGAGCTTGACGGATCGATAGATTACGATCTACAATTTGAGAAGAGTTTCCTCTCCCCAGTCAAGGTTATTCTTGACGCTATTGGTTGGTCACCAGAAAAACGTATTACTTTGGAGCATATTTTCGGATGAGTTTTCTTAATGATGTCGTAAAAGAGATCGGCAATGAGTATGCTGGTGTTGTTAGTGAAGGGATTGCTGCTGGCGATGTGTCAACTTTCATTGATACTGGTAGCTATCTTTTTAACGCCTTGGTTAGCGGCAGTATTTTTGGAGGAATTCCTTCCAACAAGATTACTGCTATTGCTGGTGAATCGAGCACGGGAAAGACTTTTTTTACTCTTAGCATTGTTCGCCACTTTCTCGATACTGATCCTGATGCTGGAGTCATTTATTTTGAGTCTGAATCTGCAATCTCTCGTGACATGATTGAGAGTCGTGGTATTGACTCCAATCGAATGGTTATTGTTCCTGTTGTGACTGTGCAGGAGTTTCGGCAGCAAGCAATTAAGATCATCGATAAGTATCTTGATCAAAAGAAAGATGATCGTAAACCTCTGATGTTTGTTCTCGACTCTCTTGGTATGCTTTCTACTTCTAAAGAAGTTGAGGACACTGAAGCTGGAAAGGACACGCGAGACATGACTCGCGCTCAAGTTGTGAAATCTATCTTCCGAGTTCTGACGCTAAAGCTTGGTAAAGCAAACGTTCCTATGATCGTTACCAATCATACCTATGACGTGGTTGGTGCCTATGTGCCAATGAAAGAGATGGGCGGTGGTAGTGGACTTAAGTATGCTGCATCGACTATTATCTATTTGTCCAAGTCGAAGGAGAAAGATGGTACGCAAGTAGTTGGTAACATTATCAAGTGTGAAGCTAAGAAGTCCCGATTTACTAAGGAAAACGCAAAGATTGAGACTAAACTTTTTTATGACGAACGTGGACTTGACAAGTATCATGGACTACTGGAACTGGGTGAAAAGCACGGAGTCTTTGAGCGGGTGGGGAATCGCTATAAGATGGGTGAATCTAATCTTTATCCTAAGACTATTCTGGCTGACCCTGAAAAGTATTTCACCCCAGAAGTGATGCAAGCACTTGATGAAGTTGCTAAGAAAGAGTTTACTTATGGATCTTAAAGACTATATCAAAATCTATGATGATTCTCTAGATGATAATATCTGCAGAAACATCATAGATCTTTCTAAGAAAGTAGAATCGCAGCGTGTTGAGAACAAAGGGTATCCCCAATGTGAGATCTTTAATATCACTGTTGCTGCTGAAGAGGAGAACGAGACTAACTGGGTAAAAGTTCAGAATAGTTTGATTTCTGCAATCAAGAATTATTCTGAGCAGTATATGAAGGAAGTTGGTTGTTCTGATTATTGGCCTCCAGAAAACTCTTTGGAGCAGATTCGATTGCTGACTTATCGATCGGAGGGGAATGATAGGTTTGATCCTCATGTTGATGTTCTAAACCATGAAAGTTCACGGAGGTTTCTAGCTATCTATTTCTATCTAAATGATGTAGAATCTGGTGGTGAGACTTATTTTCCAGCGTTAGATTTTTCAGTTACTCCCAAAGAGGGGAGGTGTTTGATTTTCCCTCCATCATGGCTTTTTCCTCATGCAGGTAAAGCGCCACAGTCTAATGATAAAAACATTATCGTCACCTATCTACACTACTTGTAATGCAAAAAATCGAAGAGATTGCTCTCAGTAAACTTATCCTAGATGAGAATTACTGTAGGCAAGTTCTACCTTTTCTCAAAGACGAATACTTTGACATGTTGACCAACCGAGTTTTATTCGGATTGGTCAATGATTATGTGCAGGAATACAATAGTGTTCCTGAAACAACTGCTCTGAAGATTGAGGTTGAGAAGCGTAGAGATCTCAGTGAAGAGATTATTAAAGAGATCGAAGACTTTCTTGATACACGTCTAGATACTCAGCAATACAACCACGAATGGTTGATGGACACCACTGAAAAGTGGTGTAAAGAAAGAGCGATTTATCTTGCTCTCATGGAGTCTATCAAGATTGCAGATGGGCAAGATAAGACTCGTACAAAAGATGCTATTCCGCATATTATGTCGGAAGCACTTGGTACTTGTTTTGATGATACTGTTGGGCACGACTACATTCTTGATGCAGAAGATCGCTATGATTTCTATCATAAGAAGGAAGACAAGGTTCCCTTTGATTTGGAATACTTTAACAAGATTACGAAAGGTGGTCTTCCTAATAAGACTCTTAATATCGCTCTTGCTGGGACAGGTGTTGGTAAGTCTCTTTTCATGTGTCATATGGCTAGCGCCTGTCTGCTTAACGGACGTAATGTGCTTTACATTACAATGGAGATGGCAGAGGAGAAAATTGCTGAACGTATTGATGCAAACCTCCTAGACATTCCTATTCAGCAATTGACGGATCCTTTGTTCACAAAAGCACAATTTAGAAACAAGATCGATGTCCTGAATAAGAAAACACAGGGTCGTTTAGTTATTAAAGAGTATCCTACTGCTGGTGCACATGTGGGGCACTTTAAGTCTCTCCTCAATGAGCTTTCGATGAAGAGAGGATTCTCTCCAGATATCGTCTTTATCGATTATCTGAATATTTGTTCTTCTGCACGCTATAAAAATAGTATTGTGAATTCATATACTTTTGTGAAAGCAATCGCAGAAGAACTTCGGGGACTTGCTGTAGAGTATGATGTTCCTGTTGTATCTGCCACTCAAACAACCCGTAGTGGATATGGTTCTAGTGATGTAGAACTTACAGATACTTCTGAATCTTTTGGTCTTCCTGCTACTGCAGACTTGATGTTTGCTTTGATCTCTACTGAAGATCTGGAGAACATGGGGCAGATTATGGTGAAGCAGCTGAAGAATAGATATAATGATCCGACCATGCACAAACGATTCATCCTGGGTATTGACAGGGCGAAGATGAGACTGTATGATTGTGATCAATCCGCTCAGGATGGCATCGTTGATGCTGGTGAGATGGATGATGAAATCCTTGAGGTAAAACCCAACCGTAGTAAATTCGATTCCTTTAAGATATGACTCAAGACACTCCTGGTAACGTTAATTACAATCCTGGTACTGCTGATAATGTTGCCAAAAAAGCAGAAGAGTTCAGCAATAAAGCCCAAGATGCTGCTGAATCTATGAAGGAACAGACTCAGCGTGTTGCTGATGAAACTCCAAAAACTCCCGAAGAGTTTATCAACCAAAAGGGTTTCACTGCATGGCATACTGCTGAGAAAGTTCGCGAAAAGCAACAGAATCAAAAAGATCAAGAAAAGTTCCAAGTTGATCTTGACAAGTATATCCATTTCTGTGATCGTACTTGCTCTGGAGCTAGCAAGAATTTCGTAGATTATCTTGATCGTCTTCGCCAACTGGAAGAGCAAGGATGTAACATCCAGCGTCTCGATACTGCTGCTGCTGGTATTTCTGCTGAAGGTGGTGAGTTTATGGAGATTGTGAAGAAAATTAAGTTCCAAGGTAAGCCTTGGAATGATGCTAACAAAGAGCATCTCATGAAAGAGCTTGGTGATGTGATGTGGTATGTTGCTCAAGCATGTATTGCTCTTGATCTCCGTCTCGATGATGTTATTTACGCAAACACTCTGAAGCTTGCTGCTCGTTATCCTGATGGTGAGTTTTCTGTTGAGCATTCTGAAAATCGTAAAGCAGGTGATATCTGATGGCACTTTCTCAAAGCGTACTGGACTCTATCAATGAAGCAGAATCAAGTTTGCGCAATGCACTTGCCTTTGCTGCTCGTCAAGAAAAGCCATTTGTCTGTAGATCTATTGCAGACATGGTTCATCAACTAGATCAGCTCAAGAGTATGGATGAACTCATTGATAAACTGGAAAATCGTAAAGGAGGTGACAAAGGTTTCTTTGGTCCTATGTTTGGTGAGTAATAAATAAATCGGAATGTACCACCCACTCTGATGGCTAGAACGATCAAAGAAGCGTGGAATGACTACAAGCGACATTACTTCAGTGGATTTGAGGTTAACGCTAAGAAAGACATTCCTGTTTACGATGGATCACAAAGTAAAAACAAAATTGCCACAATTAAAAAAGGATCTCCAGTTCACGTAAAGCCATTAAAGGGTAGTGATTATGTCCCTAGAATTGAGGTAATTTTTGATGGCGATAAGAGTGGGTGGATTTCCACACCCATGCTTGGCAAGCCTGGTGCAACTGCAACTGGTAAAAAGAAAAAGTCATGTCCACTTAAACCCCAAGACTTTGACGGCATTGCTGGCGTCAAGCTGGGGTTTTCTGCGTATTATAAAAAGGTCAAAGAGGCGATCATGAAGCGTAATGATCTGTCTATGGTTTTACAAAAGTATCTAATTGAGCTTACGGATTATTGTATGCATCATGGACCAGTTGATAGGAAAGAACTGGTTGATGCATACAATGAACTTACACAGTCTGAGTATATTGACTGTATGAATGATATTGAGAAAGACTTCTCAGAGATTATTGCACCTCTTTGTGTGCTTGAGAGGGGATCTGGTGAACTTGAGAAGCTGGGATTCCCTGATCTGAATAAGAATAATGGAAGTGTGTATATTCCTGTTGAGGGTAACTATGCCCTGGTAGACTTCATGCTTTATGATGATCAGGATAGACAGTATCAGTTCTCTGTTAAAAAGATTAGTAAGACAACTAACGTCGTCAAACCTCAAGATATTCTTGATCTTCTTGACAAATCAAAGAATGCTAAGTGGGTTAATGAATACAAGAAAACATTTGAGTATAAATTACTGAAGGTTCTTGCAGAGAACAGTGTGAAGAAAGGTGCGTTTCTTGCCCTCCAGTTGTGTGCTAAAGATCCAAAGATCTCTAGAGAACTTCCATCAAATGTTGTTCGTGATGTTGATATGATGGTTAAGGATGGGGAGCCAGACGAGACAGATGTGGAACTGGTACATGACCGCTGGTGGTCCCTGGCAGAGGTGTTCTATAATGATGCCATCGACTACTGGAGCGAACCCAAGCACTCATCTGGAATTGTGGGCATCGCTGCCCTGATCTGTCAAATCATGTTGCGGAGGTTGAGTTCTGAGAAAAAGCTGATCACATTCAGATCAGTGATTGAGGAGTTTGTGATGCGTGAAGTTGTTTACTACAAGTTTGCTGCTCCGAATGGTATTCCTCAGTTCTATATGGAAAACCACCTGAAGAACAACCTTAAGCCGACAGATAACTATTATCTGAGAGAAAAATCTTCCATCGGCAACCCTTACAGAGACAAAGTTGGAGTCCAACCCTAATGGCAAAGAACACTCATCTGGAGCACCTGGAAGACGATATCTTTAATAATGGATATGCTGGTGCACAAAATGCCCTGAACTTTCTTGGTTCTTTGCGTGATATGCTGACCACTGGATCTGGTGGTGGCAATACCAAAGTTACTGTGAAGTGGGATGGTGCTCCTGCAATTTTCTGTGGGATAGATCCCGAAACGGAGATGTTCTTTGTTGGAACTAAGTCTGTCTTTGCAAAGACAGAACCCAAGATCTGTTATTCTGAGGATGATATTGACATTTGGTATGGTGATCATCCGATCAAATCAAAACTCATTGCAGCATATCGACTGCTGAGTAAGCTTCCTATCCGAGGAGTTCTTCAGGGAGATCTTCTGTATACCGAAACTCCTCCTGTGGTTTCTATGGGTGGAAAGAAGTGCTATAAGTTTCGTCCAAACACGATTACATATTGTGTGGAGCAAGATACTGAGCTTGGTAAAAAGGTTGCGGCATCTAAGCTTGGTATCGTATTTCACACTTACTACACTGGATCGACCATGGCATCGATGAATGCTGGATTTGGTGTTGATGTTTCTGATCTGCAGGGTGTACCAGACGTTGCAGTGTTCTCTGCCCAGTTCCAAAATATCAATGGTGCTGCAAATCTTTCTCCTGGGGAGAAGAGCAAACTGAACAATAGTATTGCAGTAGCACAAAGGAATCTTTCTCAAGCACGAAAGTTTCTTGATCTTATTGGTGGTGGTACTAAGTCTTTCGACTATGCTGCTATGTTTAAGATCTACTTTAATGCTGTGATCAAAGAGGGTCGCATTCCACCCAACGCTCAGCAGATGGCAGTGGGATTTGCTTCTTTTGTTGATCAAAGGTATACCAAAGAGATTGCTAAAAAGAAAACTGACAAGGCTAAAAAGGATTGGGAAAAGAAAAAGGAAGAATCGCTCAGATACCTAAATACTAATAAGAGTACCGTATATGCTGCTCTATCTGGATTTAAGAATCTGATGGTTGCTAAAGAGCAAATCATTGCGAAACTTAAAAAGATTGAGGGTATTGGTACATTTCTGGAAGATGAGAATGGTTATCGTGTTACGAGTCCAGAAGGATTTGTGGCCATCAAGGATGGCATTGCCATGAAACTTGTTGATAGACTAGAGTTCTCCAGAGCAAACTTCACTGTCGCTAAAGATTGGGGCTAATGCGTTTCCGTCAATTCATCATCGAAGCAGCAGCTGCTGCTAAGAAAGCATCTTCTACTGCTAAGCCAAAGAAGCAAGAGGTGCAGGATAAGCACGTTGCCATCACCTTTGGAAGGTTTAATCCACCTCATGCTGGTCATGGGAAACTGCTTGATGCTGTGAAGTCACACGCTGGGGATTCTGGCAACTATCGTATCTATCCTTCTCGCTCTCAGGATCACAAAAAGAATCCTCTGCATCCTGAGCAGAAGATTGATCATATGCGTAAGATGTTTAAGCATCATGCTGATGCCATTCAGAATTCTGAGCAGCATCGTAACATCTTTGACATTCTTCGTGATCTTCATGATGAGGGTCATGAGCATGTGACCATGGTTGTTGGTGATGATCGTGTGAAAGAGTTTGAGAATCTGACTCAAAAGTACAACGGTAAGCACTATAACTTTAAGAGTATTCAGATCAAATCTGCAGGTGCTCGTGCGGAAGATTCAGATGATCCTATTGAGAATCTCTCTGCTTCTAAGATGCGTAAACACGCTCAATCTGGGGATCATGACTCTTTTCATGCTGGTACTGGTGGCTATAAGCACAGCAAAGAGCTGATGCAGCATGTTCTAGATGGTATGAAACCACCTGAGAAGAAGCCTGTTGCTAAAAAACCTGCTACCAAGAAACCAGCAGCAAAGAAAGAGAAAGCAGTTGCAGAGTCTGTTTGGGAATATGCTCCTAAACTGGATTTCGATACGTTCCGTGACTTTTACATGCTTGAGCACATCTTTAAGGTTGGTGCAATTGTGGAGCATGATGACACTGGTCTTCGTGGTGAGATTGTTCACCGTGGTACTAACTATGTTATTTTCCAGATGCCTGACGGCACTGAGCATCGTGCATGGCTGCAGCATGTTACTGAGGTAGCATCTGCTGAAGATACCACTAAAGATCAATCTAATTATTCTGCTGATGATGGTAGTGGAAATGATTGGAAAGTCGGAACAGATACATATAGAATGGCAGTACAGAATATGACCCCTGGTCAGTCCATCAAGAAGTTCTCGGATTTCAGAAAAACTACTGCAAATAAATAATAACAGACCTTTTACCACTCAAGTATAATGTTGGATATTAAAGTATCCGCTGCCCTTTTGGGATTCACTCAAGAAGAACAGCGAAAAATCCTCGATTGTGTAAAGGAAGGAGTTGCAGCACCGACTGTAAGACTTCAGAAAGCAGTCGATGCCATACTGGAAGTTTACGAAAACCATGTAGAGGTTATCGAAGGGTACGCTGGTTTTCCTATCGAGAAAGAATTGATTACGAAGAACAAGCAAAAGTTCTCCGATGATCGTAATATTGGTAGAGTTATTTCCGTTGGTGGTAACTCCCTGGTTATCACTGGTAGAAAGAGTGATGGTCGTTATCAAGTGGTTGGTAAAAAGGGCGAAAAGACTGCTAAGCATCCTGAGGATATCGGTCTGAATATGCAGCGCGAGCATATCGATATCGAAGATCTTCACATTGCAATGACCGAAGGTCTGAAGCAGGCACGTAAGAATATCGGTATGGATCCTAATAAACCTTCTTGTTGGAAAGGTTATAAAGCAAAGGGAACTAAGATCAAGGGCGGCAAAGAAGTTCCTAATTGCGTCAAGGAAGAGTTCACTCTGGAAGGCTTTATCGATTTTGATGATGCCGAGATTGATCTGCTGACCTTTGATGAACTGGAAGAGATTTGCACTGAAGCACTTCTCGAACTTGATGCTGAGGTTCTGACCGAAGCACTGGAAATGATTGATGGCATTGCCCTTCTTTCTGAAGATCGTTATGCCTCTGCTGTCGCAACTTCTAAAGCGAATGCACAGAAGCCTGAAGTGAAGGCTGGTGTTCGTAAACTTCGCAAAGAGAAGATGAAGGCGGCACTAAAGTCTGCGGCTTCTTCGGTCAAGAAAGGTGCTGCCAAGGTTGGTGAAAAGGCTGGCTCTGCTGCTGGTCGTGCTGCTAACGCAGCAGATAAAGCAGCTTCTGCTGTTAAGTCTGCTGGTTCCTCCGCCGCAGGCGCCGCTAAGGCTGCTGGTTCTGCCACCGCTGGTGCAGCTAAGAAGGCTGGTTCCGCTGCTGCAGGCGCCGCTAAGAAGGTCGCTAGCGGGGCTAAGAAGGCTGCTAGCGGCGCTGGGGAGGTTGCAGGCGCAGCTGCAGGTGGCTTCCGTAGGGGCTACGCTGATGCTAGAGGGAAGTCTTCTGGCTCCTCCAAAGGATCTAGTGGCACTATGAGCAGTGCTGACGTTGGTAAGGATAAGAAGAGCAGCTCTGATGGCAACAGAGTTCGTCTTCGTGATAAGATTAAGTCGGGCATCAAAAAGGCAGTTGGTTCTGTTGCACGCTCTGTTTCTCGTGGTGCTCGTAGCGTTGCGAGACGCATGAGTGAAGAAAGATACTCCTGGCGTAAAGAAATGGGGATTGATGAATGAAGCCAGATCAAGATAATCGAGTAACTGCCAGAAAGAAAGTTGGCAATGTAACTATTAACCCTAAGAAAGAAGATCTCATGTCCGAATCAATTAGACGCAGCATCCAATCTAGTATGGAAGAGCTTAAAGAAGCTGCAAAGAAAAAAGATAAAGAGAAGAGAGCAAAGCGTTGGTGGGACGATGATGGTGATGGTGTTGGTTATGAAAAGGGTGAAGTGAGTGGTAGCTTCACACGTAAGGAAGAAGTTAGTCAAACTGAAAGTTGTGACTATGATGATTCTGAGGCGAAGAAAAAGTCTAAGGATCGTATGAAGATGAAAATGCTGCAGGCTACTGCAGATCATGACAGAGATAAAAAATACGGTCGCAAATGAACCTATATAGGGTGTACCCCTTATTAGGTGCTAATCATGCTGTCATTTCTTCTTCCCCTTGCTTACAAGGTAGTTGATGCTGCTGTTGCCAAGATTCCCGACGATGCGGAACTGGGTGAAAAGCTGATCGACATTTGCCTTTTGATTATTGGCAAGGCAGTAAAACTAACTAAAACAACTGCAGACGATGAACTCTTCGCAAAAGTAGAAGAGGCAATCCGTGCACGATGATAAGGAAGGGGGGTAACACCTCCCTTTTTTATAAATAAGTAATAGGTAATCGATTCATTGGAGTACGCAAAATGTCTCTTTACGGGAGAACTGACTCAAACGCAAACAAAGCAAAAATCGAAGCACTTCGCACTGCAGTAACTGCTGGCGAAACTATCGTTTTCGTTGACGAAACCGAGGCGGCTCTCTCGGAGAACAAAGAGCGTGGTATTAATGGCCCTGGTTGGTGGTCGTATCGTACTTATACAGACGCTTCTGGTAAGACACGTCATAAAGCAGAGATGCTGGCATTCATTGCGAATCCTGATCTCAACGCTAACGAGACTCAAACAGACGATCCTATTGCAGCTGACGTTGCATCTGCGATCACAATCAGTGCACAGCCTGCTGATGTGACTGGTGCGGCAGATCCCTTCACTGGCACATTTGCTGTTACCGCTTCTGCCGATGTCGGCACGGTTACTTATCAGTGGCAGCGTCAGACCGCAAGCGGCACACGTTGGGCAAACGTCACCGATGCTGGTGTGTTCAGTGGTGCTACAACCGCAACTCTGACCCTCACTGCTGCTGCTAAGGCAGATTACGATGGTTATAAGTTCCGCGTGAAGCTGACTTCTACTGCTGGTGCTGAAGAGGTTATCTCCGACACCGCTACAATTACATACGCTTGATACTATAAAACCTCATAATGTACTTTGATGAATTAAACGAAAAGAATCATCTTCTATTTGCAATCAAATATTATGAGAATCCCCATTCCGTGACAGTCGATGACTTCATGGAAGACATGAAAAAGTTTAAGTACCTCAAGAGACTTCTCAAGAGGTACTTAAAGTCGGGGGTACTGAGAACGAACTTGATTCTTAATCATCTTATCGTCCTTTTTAATGTGTTTGGTGATGGGACGCTACCTCTACTCATGTATAAACTTGAGCGAGAATATTGGTCTGCTATAAAAACCTTTCTACTTTATCTCAATAGATACCCAGATTACCTAGAGGGATCATTGGGTGATGTGAAGATAGATCCAAACATTCAGTCTGTACTAGAAAAACTGTGATCAACGAAGAAGCACCAACCAATTCAGTAGGTACTGGCGCAGAGACGGCACTTCCCCCGTCTCATGAGCCTGGTGTCACTCGTCTTACTAGGAAAGGTCCTAAGAAAAAAAGAAAGTATGAATTGAGTACAGCTCAGATGCTTCAGACGGAGGAAAATGAAGGATATATTCCATTTCGCGTTTCGTACATGGATGGCCAAGTAGATTTCATTTTCTATGGTAAGTCTGAAGCACAAGTCAAAATCGAACTGAGGAAAATTTATCGTCCCGAAATTGCCAATAAGTATACTGTTACTAGATTATATCCCAATCAAGTTCTGAAATATTATTGGAATAAAAGACAACAAGCAATTAAGGGTAACTGAAATGGCATTTGGTCTAGGTAAACTTGCAGTCCTTGAGTCGAAACTCGACATCTACGAAGATTTGTCTAAAGAAATGCTCGATAAGCTTGAGCGAGCAGTTGGAACTATTTCAGATAATAGCAATAAGGTTGCTGTAATCTTAGAGCGACATGAAAATAGACTTGATGATCAGGATAAAACAGATCAGTTATTGATTAAGATGTTTGAGGATCTGAAAACACAAAACTCAAAGGATCATACGAAAGTTCAGACTAGAATTGATGCCCTGGAAAAGAAGATTGATGATGTAATTAAGTTTAGATGGATTACAGTTGGCATTGCTCTCGCTGCTGTGACGATCCTGAAAGCGCCCGATATCTTTGGGAGATTCTTGACGCCACAATCAATCCCTGATAGGATATCTACAGAGATCAGTGTCCCCTATGAGCGTAGTTGATGACCTTTATATCAATAGGGTGTCCATTCGACTAGAGAAATTTAAGAGAGTAAAACCAAATCTTTACAACTTTCGCTGTCCTTATTGTGGTGATTCTCAAAAGCATAAGAACAAAGCGAGGGGTTATTTCTTCCTAGTGGATGGGAGGATGGTCTTTAAGTGTCACAACTGTGGCGTTGGGAGGACAACTGCAAACTTTCTTAAAGACTTAGCACCTGATCTTTACGGCGAATATCAGCTAGAGAAGTATCGTAGAAATGCTACAGGCAAAGGAACTACGGTTGAGAAGTTTGTAGTTCCTAGTTCGACTCCATATTTTTCTAAGAAAAATGTATCCGACTTAACGCCAATCTCGGAGCTAAATAAAGAACACCCTGCCAAGAAATATTTGCTGGACAGAAAGATACCTGAAGATAATCTCAGTCGTATCTATTATGTCGATAAGTTTAAGAGGTGGGTAAATACAAAGAAGCCAACATTTGAGAATCTTCAGAATGATAGACCTAGAATTATTATCCCTCTCATTCGTGAGGATGGTGTATGGTTTGGAATCCAGGGTCGCTCTTTGGCGCCAACAAGCACGTTACGATACATCACGGTGATGTTTGAGGATCATGAGAAGATCTTCGGTTTAGATAATGTTAATCCTGAGGAAACTGTTTATGTCACAGAAGGACCATTCGACTCGTTGTTCATTCCCAATAGCATTGCCATGTGTGGTTCTGATGTTGACCTTGGCAGTTATGATTATCGAAAAGTATGGATCTTCGACAATGAACCAAGAAACAAACAAATCGTTGAGCGGATCGATAGAGCGATTGAGAAAAATGAGTCAGTAGTTATCTGGCCAAAGACTATTAAGCAGAAGGATATTAATGACATGGTATTGGCAGGATTGGATCCTACTGCTATAATCAAGAACAACACCTATAAAGGTTTAGAAGCAAAACTTAAGTTTACTGATTGGAAGAAAGTATGAGCGAGATTACGGTTGTCAAGCGTAATGGGTCAGTTGAGCCCCTGAATCTTGATAAGATTCATGTAATGGTTGAGCACGCTTGCAAGAACTTGTCTGGTGTGTCCGAATCGCAAGTGGAGATGAATGCAAATCTTCAGTTCTTTGATGGTATCGAGACCAAAGATATCCAAGAAATTCTTATTCGCTCAGCTAACGATCTGATTTCCTTGGAGAATCCAAACTATCAATATGTTGCAGCACGACTGCTTTTGTTCTCCCTTCGGAAATCTGTTTATTGGGATCATCCTGATAATCATCCTTCTGTGTATACACAACTTATTCGTGGCGTTGAGTGGGGTGTTTATGATGCTAAACTTCTCGACTGGTATACCGAAGCCGAATGGGAAATTATCGATAGCTTCATTGATCATGATCGCGACTATTTGTTTACATATGCTGGTCTCAGGCAAGTTGTAGATAAATATCTCGTACAAGATCGCAGCAGTGGGCAAGTTTATGAAACTCCCCAATACATGTACATTCTGATTGCGGCGACTTTGTTTTCCCAATATCCAGAAGAAACTCGTCTCTCTTATATCAAGAGGTATTATGACGCAATCTCCAAACACAAAATCAACATTCCCACACCTGTCATGGCGGGGGTTAGAACTCCACTTCGACAATTTGCTAGCTGTGTGCTTGTTGACAGCGATGACACCCTCGATAGTATCTTTACTAGCGATATGGCTATTGGCAGATACGTTGCACAAAGGGCGGGTATCGGTATCAACGCAGGTCGCATCCGTGGCATCAACAGCAAAATCCGAGGGGGAGAAGTTACTCACACAGGCGTTATCCCATTCCTCAAAAAGTTTGAGGCAACTGTCCGATGCTGCACTCAAAATGGCATCCGTGGTGGATCAGCAACTGTCCACTTCCCAATCTGGCACCAAGAAATCGAAGACATCATCGTACTAAAGAATAACAAAGGTACAGAAGATAATCGCGTAAGGAAACTCGACTACTCTATTCAGATTAGTAAGCTTTTCTATGAGCGTTTTATCAAGAACGAAGATATCACCCTGTTCTCTCCTCATGATGTGCCTGGACTCTATGATGCATTTGGTACTGATGAGTTTGATGCCATGTATATGGCATATGAAGCATGTCCAGATATGCCTAAGAAAAAGATCAAAGCTCAGGAGCTGATTCTTAATCTTCTTAAGGAACGTGCAGAGACTGGTCGTATTTACATCATGAATATTGACCATTGCAATTCCCACTCGTCATTTAAGGACAAAGTGAACATGAGTAATCTCTGTCAGGAGATCACTCTTCCGACAGATCCTATCCAACACATTGATGATGACGCTGGTGAGATTGCTCTGTGTATTCTTTCCGCTATCAACACAGGAAAACTTAAGAACATTGATGAGCTTGAGAACCTTTGCGATCTTGCTGTAAGAGGTCTGGAAGAACTGATTGACTATCAAGACTATCCTGTTGCTGCAGCACGTCGTAGCACTCTTGCCCGCCGCTCTTTGGGTATTGGTTATATTGGACTGGCACACTACTTGGCTAAGCTTGGCCACAGGTATGATGATCCAGCTGCACTGACAGAAGTGCACAAACTCACTGAAGCATTCCAATATTACCTTCTCAAAGCATCAAATAGTGTTGCTAAAGAGAAGGGTGCCTGTGAAGGATTCACACGTACTAAGTATGCTGATGGTATTCTTCCCATCGACACATACAAGAAAGATGTTGACGAACTTGTAGCACCTGGATATTTTTATGATTGGGAGACTCTACGATCCGACATACGAGCATATGGTCTCAGACATAGCACGTTGTCGGCACAAATGCCTTCTGAGAGCAGCTCCGTTGTGTCAAACGCAACCAATGGAATCGAGCCACCTCGCGACTACTTGTCCATTAAGAAGTCGAAGAAAGGTCCTCTTAAGCAAATTGTTCCGCAGTACCAAACTCTCAAAAATAATTACACTCTCCTCTGGGATATGCCTTCTAACGATGGTTATATCAAAATTGTTGCAGTGATGCAGAAGTTCTTTGATCAGGCTATTAGTGGTAACTGGTCTTACAACCCTGAGCATTATCCTAATAATGAGATTCCTGTCTCTGTCATGGCACAAGATCTCTTGACTACATACAAGTATGGTTGGAAGACTTCTTATTATCAGAACACTTATGATGCTAAGAAAGATCCAGATGTCGAAGAAAATATTAAGAGGGCATCTGAACTCGATTCTCTGATTGATGATCTTCTCAACGCTGATGATGAAGCATGTGATGCTTGTAATGTCTAGACAAGTTGAGGTAGAATTGGGTGAAGATCTCCAAGAGGACTTTGAGTCCTTTTTGGAGGTCTGTCACTCTCTTGGTATCAAACCAAGAATAAACAGTTTCTTATATTATGTCAGTAATTTTGGCACCTACAAAAAACCTAAGGAGGAAGATGGGAGTAACGGTATTTAACGAGAAGAAAGTAGACACCAAAAAGCAACCAATGTTCTTTGGTGCTCCTCTGGGTATGCAGCGTTATGATGAATATAAGTATCCTGACTTTGATAAACTGACTCAGACACAACTTGGATATTTCTGGAGACCAGAAGAGGTATCTCTTCAGAAAGATCGAGCTGATTATAAAACATTAAACGATCAACAGAAGCATATTTACACTTCCAATCTTAAGTATCAAATTCTTTTAGATTCTGTGCAGGGTCGTGGACCTGGCATGGCATTCTCTCCATATTGCTCTCTTCCTGAATTGGAAGGTGCAATGGGTGCGTGGGAATTTATGGAGCAGATTCACTCTCGCTCTTATACACATATCATCAAGAATGTCTACTCCAACCCATCAGAAGTATTTGACTCTGTTCTAGATGATGAAAAGATCATTGCTAGGGCTAAGAGTGTTTGCTCTGCATATGATGACTTTCTGGATGGTGTAAATGAGTGGGCTGCTGGTCGTCAGTGGCAACATGCTCTGGAAGGTGTTGATTCTGCTATCAGTGAACTGCGAGATGTAAAGCGCAAGCTTTATCGTGCTGTCGCAAACGTTAATATCCTAGAAGGTATTCGATTCTATGTGAGTTTTGCTTGCTCCTTTGCCTTTGGTGAACTAAAACTTATGGAGGGTAGTGCAAAGATTATCTCTCTGATCGCTAGGGATGAATCTCAGCATCTGGTTCTTACTCAGAAGATTCTTAAGAAGTGGGCAGAGGGTGATGATCCTGATATGCAGCAGATTGCCATGGAGGAGAAAGAGAATGTGCGACAGATGTTTGCTGAAGCTGTAGCACAGGAGAAGGAATGGGCAAATTATTTGTTCTCTGAGGGATCTATGATTGGTCTTAATGAGCGTCTTCTGTGTCAGTATGTTGAGTGGATTGCTAACCGCCGTATGAAAGCGATTGGTCTGGAACCTCTCTATAGCATTCCTGCAAAGACAAATCCTCTTCCTTGGACTGAACACTGGCTAAATAGCAAAGGGCAGCAAAATGCACCCCAAGAGACCGAGATCGAATCTTATGTCATCGGGGGTATTAAACAGGATGTCGGAGAAAAAACATTCGCAGGATTTCAGCTTTGAGTTTCATATTCCTTTCGGGGAAGAGAATGTTTTTATGAAGTTGAGGAGATGGGCGGCGAAGAAACCGTTTCCCATCTCTTTTTTATTAGAGGCATTGATTAGTACAATAGAGATGTGGGTTATCGATGGGAAGGTTAAGAGAGAGATGCATTTAGTTGATATGCAAGCAAAGAAAATTAAGGAGCAGTGGGATGGCGAGGAAAAAGAAAAACCGACAATCGAATCTAGACCATCAGAAGTCGAAGGGCTTGACGAAATCAGAATCACATCACCATACTACAGACGAGTCGAAGGTGATTGGTTATCTGAAGACCCAAACAGCTGGTATCAAGGACCACTTGAGGTATTTGAGGAAACTGAAGAGAGACCTTCAGAACAATAAACCTTTACAACGAAAGCGTAACAAACGCTACAAGAAAAATTGATAAATATTATTGGATGGTGTATACTATCCTTACGTTCATCCCATTCGCTATTCGCGAATAGTGAATGAGACGCAAGTAAGTCGCGGAACGGAGCGTTCATCCTATGTTGTTATTCTCTTTGATCCTAGCCACAGCTCAACCTGATACCAGGATGCTTTTGTCTTGTGATGATTTCTCTTGGTTGATGCAGGGAGTAGTTGAGGCAAAAACTTTATCTCCTGGTGAAAAGATTGAGTTCATTGCTCGATTTATGCAGGGGACTGATCCTAAGTGTTTTGAGGATAACTGATAGGACGCAAACGACTGAAGGAACGGGGCTTAATAATCCCATTTCTTTAGGAGTAAACATGGCACAAGTAACCTACCGTGGTGTAAAATACGACACTACCAAAAGACCTAATCAACAACATTGTGAAGTTAAGACCGTCACAGAAATCTGGAGAGGTATTAAGCATGAAGAGAAGGTGGAGGTTGTATCATGAGCGCAAAAAACATTCTTATCTTGCTTAAGCAAAAAGAGATCAAACAACAAAAACTTCGTGTAGCACAACTATGTGCTTCGGGCTACTGTCCTGTTAAGAAGTAAAAACAAAGACCCCCTAGGGGTCTTTTCCTTTATCTAAATAATTTTGTATCCGCTGGAGGAACCATGAGAATCTTTCTCGACAGCAGTGATGTAACTGAAATTTCTAGAGCAGTAGAGACTGGATTGATTGATGGTGTAACTACCAACCCAACTCTTATGCTACAGTCTGGAAGAGACCCTAGGGTTGTTCTTTCTGAAATTTCTGAATTATTTTCTTGGAATGCTAGTATCTCTGCAGAAGTTGTTGGTGAAACAGCAGATGAAATGTTAGAGATGGCAGATGATTATATTTCTATCAATCCAAATATCACAATCAAACTTCCTTGCACTCGTCAGGGATTGATTGCTTGTAGAAATCTTTGGGCAAATGAAATCTCTACGAATGTGACTCTCGTATTCACTGCCGATCAGGCAATCCTGGCAGCGAAGTCTGGTGCAACTTATGTTTCTCCTTTCGTTGGTAGAGTTTGTGATCAACACTGGGATGGACTAGAACTCATTCGCGAAATTAGTGACCTGTTTGTATCTCATGATATTGAGACTCAGATCCTTGCTGCTAGTATTCGCGAACCCAGACAAGTTTCTAAAGCATTCCTGAATGGTGCTGACATCTGTACAATCCCAGTAAAGGTATTTGATGGGATGTATGATCATCTTCTTACGAGAACAGGTTTAGAACAGTTTAATAAAGATTGGGAAAAGGTAATGTCATTATGAATTATGAAAAGGTAAAGATGATTGCCCACAACCTTAAGTTGTTGGCGCAGAGTCTAGAAGATGCTATTAAGGAAGACCCTCAAAGTTATCTAAAACAACCCAAGAACTCTCGCTTTGGGTATCAGTTTGATGACGATGATGATGGTTATGCCGATTAAATCTCAATGGAATATCGACCCTGAAAGTCCTATTACCATTCTCAGACTTATTTCTGAGATGGAAGGGTGCTGTCAAATACTTGCCGCACTTCCTCCAGATGGTGATGATGGTGAGGATTATAGATACATTAGGGAAGCGTGCAATCGCTACTACAAAATGTACTTTAAGATGAATAAAGAATATGAAGCCGCAAAGCGCAAAGGGGAAGGGGCGTAGATTCCAGCAGTGGGTGAGGGATATGCTTATTGAGCATCGTAATATTCACCCAGAAGATATTGAGTCCAGATCTATGGGCGCTGGTGGGGAAGATCTGATCATGGCAAGAGATGCTAGACAGAAGTTCCCCTTCAGTATAGAATGTAAGAATGTAGAACGCCTGAATGTTTATGAGGCATATGAGCAGGCTTGTGCAAATTCTGGAGATCATGAACCTATTCTCTTCATGAAGAAGAATAGAAAGAAGCCTCTTGTGGTTGTTGACGCTGAATGGTTTATTAAAAATGTTTGTAATTCCAATCGAGAAGTTTAGTGTCCCTAATTGGGATGAGTGGAAGCCCAAAATCCTAGATTCTCTATCTGGTGGATCCACCCTAGCCTCAATAAGTTCTAGTGGTAGACGATCACTGGATGATATGGAATCTGATTTCTTTGATAATAATAAGAAACAGAAGCTTCCACACTACTACCCCGTAGTCAAAGAGGCATTAGACCCGATTCTAGAGGAGTTTCAGCAGGAATATCCTCTACCAATTAAGATCATCAATATGTGGTATCAGACTACCCATAGTTGTCAGATGCATGGGGTTCATAATCATGGACCAATCGGAGTATCTGCAGTTCTGTACGTTAACTTTAATGAGTTGATTCACAAACCGACTACGTTCTTTTCTCCATTCCCCGACTATATTAATGGTGAGTCGATGGAGTTTACTCCAGATGCTCGCGAGGGTGATGTGATATTCTTCCCAAGTTTTCTCCTACACCAACAAGAACCGAACAGGAGTGAGGTTCCTAGAACTATTGTTTCATTTAATATCGCAGGAAAGCCGTCAGGGCACTTGACATGAGGTCCGACCTGCATATATAATACACAAGAGTTCAGAGGGCACTTTAATTCATGGATGACTATCTGGAAGGTTTCGACATGCTGAGCACCACTGTCGAGGTTTTGATTGATAAACTCCATGAGCTTGTGGAGGAAGGTGCGCAAGCAGAAGCACTTGTTGTTAGTGATAAAATTAAAAAATACCAGTATGAACTATCGTGATCGTTATGTTACTGTTGATTTAGATGATGAAGAATTTGCATATATAAAGCAGATCCTTTCAGGATATCAAAAGTACGACAACACAGAGATTGATGGCATTCGTAAATGTAAAGTTTCCTTTGTGCAAGATCAAGGGCTTAATGATCTCGTATTGTCATACGCTAACAGAGTTAACGAAGCAGCAAAATGGTTCTTTGATATTGACTTCATCGAACCTTTACAACTCACTAAATATGAAAAAGATGACAAGTATGATTGGCACCAAGATGAGTCTGAGTGGTTTCCGAATAAAAGAATGGATGGTAGAATCCGTAAGATCTCATTCACTCTTTTACTGAACAACGATTTTGAGGGTGGAGAGTTTTCCCTCATCAATCAAGTAGTTCCCATGACGACTGGTCAAATGATCTTTTTTCATTCCGACGACTGGCATCAAGTTTCCGAAGTAACTAGCGGTGAACGTCACTCTCTAGTTGGTTGGGTGCAAGGTCCTGCTTGGCGTTAATCTCTCCTCTTTCTTTCCTGGTCCCTTCGTCTAGCGGTCAGGACACCACCCTTTCACGGTGTAGACACGAGTTCGATTCTCGTAGGGACTATATGAGGCATTGGTCTAGCGGTTATGACGCCGCCCTGTCACGGCGGAGATCACGAGTTCGATTCTCGTATGCCTCGTTGGTAATTTAATCCATTTGTGATATAATTACCATCACCATCTTGTCTCAGTAGCTCAGTTGGATAGAGCAACTGCCTTCTAAGCAGTCGGTCGTAGGTTCGAGTCCTACCTGAGACGCCAGGGAGATTAACTCAGCGGTAGAGTGGTTGCCTTACAAGCAATAAGTCACTGGTTCGATCCCAGTATCTCCCACTCGGCATCCATGCCGACACACAACAAAATAGGAGAGGCGATCATGACGATCCAACAGAAGTTTGCAGATTCTCTGCAAATCCTCAAGGGTGCCGTCAACGGAGACATTTCTCTGGAGAAAGAGTATCCCGAACTGTTCACTCAGGTTTGTCGTTTCTATGAAAATAGAGGCGTTAGGTTCTGGGGGGAAGATGTCGAGGAAGACTATGCCTATCTTATTGATCATATGATTGCTGATGAAGTCCTAGTATGAAGTTAAACCCTGAGCCTATATTTTATGATGGTCGCTTAGCGACACCTCGTACTGATTTTATCTACACAGAAAAAATTGATAACGAAGTTGTGGATGGCATTGTGGATTTTTATAATACACAAACTATCTTTGAGAAGTGGCCAGGGGAAACTATTGCTGACGACGGCAGCGGTATGATTGACCCAACCATCAAAGATTCGATGGACAATCCTGTTTTCATCGGTATCACCGATACTAGGGTCAGACAATTTACTGGGGAAGTTAATAGAGTGATGAATAATTATGTTGATCGCTTTCCCCTATGTGCAAAAACAAATAAATGGAAAATGGAGGAGTTCTTTAACCTCCAATACTATAAGCCTGGTGGAGGATACCATCTGTGGCATTGTGAACGTCAATCATCTTCTCGGTCGAATACATATCGACACATGGTTTGGATGACCTACCTTAACGACGTTCCTGACGGTGGTACGGAGTGGTTCCATCAGGACCTTTATCTGCCTGCAGAAAAAGGATTAACAGTAATATGGCCTGCCGACTGGACCTTCCACCACCGAGGAAGGAAGAGTGACACATCAGAAAAGCTTATCGCCACAGGGTGGTATCACTTCATTTGACGTGCTACAATAACTCCAGTCGCCACTCAGACATGACCAAGGTTCTTCTGGAACGTGAAGGCTACCGATTCATACAGGCGGGAGTCCTAGAGATCAATGGTATGCCCGATTATCGTTTGCAAAAACAAAACTACTATACAAAAAGATGGAATGATATCTATCTTTTTGATAATGGTATGCAGTGTTCTACTGCTATGGAAGATATTGAGTATGCAAAATGGTTGGATCCAGATCGAGTTCCTTGCTATGTACGAGATGATGCAGACCAAGACACGGATGGTCTATAACAGCACTGGTCGGGATAAAGTTTCCTAGTTCTTGCCCTATAAAAACTAGGTGGTGGAGTCAATTGACCCAAGGTTTCTTTGTTCCTAAAACAAAGTGGTGCGGATGGGGTTACCCCGCCTGGTTTCTTGCTTCCAGTTAAAAAGCAAGTGGCGTGTCCTAGAGCAAATTATGACCTTTACACCATATAAAAACGCAGTAAATGCTGCAAAGGCAGCAGTAATTGCAGGTCTCAAGATTGATGAAGATCCAAAAGTTCTTAGTGAACTTTGGCGTCACTATCTTGGTCTGGTTTACATTGAGCAAAATAATCAGCACACTGAACTGGATGACAATCTATCTCCAGATTCTTTTGGTCAAGATCCTTTCACTACTGAAGATCCAATCATTTGCGGTGGTGCCGTTGGTGCGTTTGGTAATGATGTCATCACATTCCCTTGACAATTGTTACAAACTGTTATAAATTGTTATGAGTGTCAAGGAGAATTGATGACTGTTACAACTAATGATCGTGGTCAGCAAAACATGTGGGCCAAAGAGCCTACCATGTACTATCATAACTATGGTATGCTGACACCTAATGAAGCAAAAGAACGTATCAATGGTCGCTGGGCGATGATTGGTATTGTTTCTGGATTTGTTTCATATGCTCTCACTGGAAACCTGTATTTTGGTATCTTCTGAATTCTGTGAACTCTACTACGTTAGAACAACTTAATAATGCTTTTCAGAATCTAGACTGGAGTGATCTAGATCTAGAAGTCTGTGTTGCAGGCACGTTAAAAAATGATAAGATCATTGTTATCAAACCTGTGAAACAAAAAATTGATTCTGTACCTAACCCCGAACTGAAACAACATCATGACCCGAGTACCTGAAGTTACTTTTAAGACCCGTAGTAAATGTCATAATGGCGACTACGGTTGGAAAGATCTCACTACGTCTGAGATATTTGATAATAAGCGTGTTGTAGTTTTTGCACTTCCTGGAGCTTTTACTCCTACGTGCTCTACCTATCAACTTCCTGGTTACGATGAAAAGTACGATGACTTCATTTCATTGGGCATTGACGATATTTATTGCTTGTCTGTTAACGACAGCTTTGTTATGAATGCATGGTTTAAGTCTCAAGATATCCAAAATGTCAAACCTATCCCTGATGGTAGCGGTGAGTTTACTTACGCTATGGGTATGTCTGTCAATAAGTCGAACCTAGGTTTCGGTTTCCGTTCCTGGCGTTATGCTATGGTAGTTAATGATGGTGAGATCGAACAACTCTTTGAGGAGCCTGGCAAGGTGGGTAACTGCCCTGTCGATCCATATGAAGTGAGCGATCCTGATACTGTCCTGAACTACCTGAAAACCTATGCCCGCAAAGATGCTTAAGTATTTTATCGCTCGCCTACGATGGGGTTCTCTATCCCCAGAACAAAAAGACAAAATCAAAGTTCTCTCTTTGAGAGAACTATTTGTAACTCCTTACCTCATTCGCAAATATTACGGTTAACTACTATGAACGAACGCGCAGAACGTATTAACGGTTGGGCAGCAATGATTGGTATTGTTGCTGCAATGGGAGCATATGCTCTTACTGGTCAGATTATTCCTGGTATCTGGTAATAAATATTTGCGTCTTAACTGACGTAAATTATGGGTGAACGATATTCTATAGAATTTCACTATCAAGATGAGTGGGTATCTCTCAAGAGATACCAAAACTTGTCTAAAGTAAAAGCAGACTTTTACATGAGATTATGTGAATCTATGTTTAGAGTTAAACCAGCATACAAAGATAAACTAAGATGTGTTTGTTATGATTCCTGATTGGAGATACTCACCAGAACGTCTACAAGAAAGACGTTTTGTTTTGGCAGCACTTATTCAGAGAGGTGTTGTGGTTGATAGGAAATGCTATCAATTTTGTCATGATTTTACTTCTCAAGGATCAGCTACTGGTCTAATGGAAAAATATAAAGAGTGGGCTACTCCTGAACAAATATTTGATGCCATCTATGCTGAGTATCAAAAATATCTGGAAGAAGTTGACTTTCAGGAACCATATGAGTTCCCTACAACTGAAGAAGTGTCCGAGTGACACTTCTTTTTTTGTCCAAACCCCTTGACAGGGAAACCAATTCGTACTACTATAAATAAGTAAACAAATGTAACGCATCTTTAATGTTTCGTTACTTTGTTTACCTTACTTAGAAAATAACGTTCTATTAAAACTATGACTGCATCCATCGCTCAACAGCGTGGTAGCAACACTTGGGAACAGTTCTGCGAGTGGGTTACCAGCACCAACAACCGTCTGTATGTCGGTTGGTTCGGTACACTGATGATCCCAACTCTCCTTGCAGCAACTATCTGTTTCATTGTTGCTTTCGTCGCTGCACCTCCCGTCGATATTGACGGCATCCGCGAGCCTGTTGCTGGCTCACTCATGTATGGAAACAACATCATCTCTGGTGCTGTTGTTCCTTCGTCCAATGCAATTGGACTTCACTTCTATCCCATCTGGGAAGCTGCATCGCTTGATGAGTGGCTATATAATGGTGGTCCTTATCAACTGGTGGTTTTCCACTTCCTTATCGGTGTCTTCTCTTACATGGGTCGTGAATGGGAGCTTTCCTATCGTTTGGGTATGCGTCCTTGGATCTGCGTTGCTTATAGTGCTCCTGTTGCCGCTGCTACTGCAGTTTTCCTTGTCTATCCTTTCGGTCAAGGTTCCTTCTCTGATGGTATGCCTCTCGGAATCTCGGGCACGTTTAACTTCATGCTCGTCTTCCAAGCAGAGCACAACATTCTCATGCATCCTTTCCATATGCTCGGTGTGGCTGGGGTATTTGGTGGCAGCCTCTTTAGTGCTATGCACGGAAGTCTGGTTACGTCTTCTCTCGTTCGTGAAACGACTGAAACTGAGTCCCAAAACTACGGTTACAAGTTTGGTCAAGAAGAAGAAACCTACAACATCGTAGCTGCACATGGTTACTTTGGTCGTCTGATCTTCCAGTATGCCTCGTTTAACAACTCTCGTTCGCTACACTTCTTCCTTGCTGCTTGGCCTGTTGTCGGTATCTGGTTTGCTGCCCTGGGCGTTAGCACAATGGCGTTTAACCTCAACGGGTTTAACTTTAACCAGTCCCTCCTTGACAACGAAGGTCGTGTCATCAACACCTGGGCGGACATTCTGAACCGTGCCAACCTTGGTTTTGAGGTAATGCACGAGCGTAATGCTCACAACTTCCCTCTTGACCTCGCTGCTGCTGACAGCACTCCTGTTGCTCTCACCGCGCCCGCAATTGGTTGATAACTAAATCATTCTTATGTAAAGGATCCTTCGGGGTCCTTTTTTTGTAAATATCTACAAAGCAGAGTGACTTAAGGTTTTGATAAAATAGATAATAACCTCCTTGCAGGGGGTCTTTTTTTGTGCTAAATTATTCAGGCATCTATTGGTGGTGATGAAAAAGCAAAAGACAGCATGGAGATTGTGGGCGTTAGCTCTTGGTGAGAAAGCAGGAAAGGATGATCGAGAAGCAAATATAATTGCAGTTATTCGTACTGTTATATTCACGACATATCTAATTACAAATCTTGCTATCGTTGCGAATGCAATTCGCCATTGGAATGATGTTGATTACACAAGACCTATTGTTGAGGAAGTAAAAGAGTGAAACTAATCAAATTCTCTCATCGTGAGGACTTTGGACATGAATGGTATGTCCAAGTATTATTCACAAAGCGTTGGGCATTGTTTCAGGGATCTGTATCCTGGAATGATTATCCTGGTTGGCCATACCTACAGATTAGAACTGGATTGGGTAGTGCTATCAGCATGATGTTCTGGGTATATAAACTAGGACTTGATGTAGGACTATTTGAGCGCACCTGGGATTGGGAGCGTATTGACAACTATGATTCAGCAAATGAGGTAGCATAATGATTACTACATTTATGGCAGGATTTGCCTTCGGATACTGTATAATGGACATTATCCAAAACTATCGTGCTCATCGCACTGTTGATGAACTTCTTAAATCTATTCGGGAGGATGACAATGATCTTCAGCAGAGAAATTAAAGGAACATCACCAAACAAACCTAAAATGAATTGGTGGGATTATTGGATTGGTCACTGTTGGTTTACTGGTTGGCAGAGCATCAATCATTCATTCCGTAACTGGGCGGATCTGATGACTGGTAACTGGAAAGATTATGGTCTCATGTTCTATGATGATCCGTATGAATCATGTTATGATTGCTTCTGGTCGTATCTTGGAGAAGATGATACTTTGCCAAAAGAATTTCTTGAGCATCTGCAACAAATGGTAGATGATATTGAGACTGGCAAAGAGAAACTTATTCCTATGGATGAAGACTTTATCAATAGATTAAAAGATCTTACAGCAGATGCGGAGTTGGATGATGGATCTACCGAGATTTCTGAATAAATGGGTGATAGGTCTCAAACCTATTGCCCACACACCATTCTGGCACTGGTATCGTCTCATCAATCATTCCGATTGGAGATTGGATGATCACATTAGAGCACAAGACTTTTGGTGGAGCATAAATGGAAAAGTTTAGAGAATGGATTGAGAACTCCTGGTGGAACTGGGCTAACTGTATCAACTTCAGATTTGTCCAGTACAACGATAATATTGATCGCTGTGCCTTCTTTGAGGAACTAAACTATGGTTGGTATCAAATGTATATCTACCCATATGATGATGAGTATTATCCAACCATCAGTGACGAAAGAAAGAATAGATTGGGTGATTTCCCACAGCAATATACTTTCTATGTGTCTGAAGTAGAATACGATCGCCTTATGAGTAAGATTGGTAATTCAGATTCGCCGTCTGATACTCTCGGGAATCTATACGAACACAAGATACCCTGGGACACTTGATCAACTGGCACTCTTCTATTGACTCTAGTGCTGATTGACCCTATACTATACAAGTAATCAATCGAATCCCTGCTAAATGAACAAACAAAACGGATTTGCTGACCCTGCTGCTATTGTTGTCGGTGCTATTGTGATTGTTGGTGCGGTCACTCTCTTTGTGGGTGGTCCTATCTACAATGTGTGGTCACAATCTCTTTCTGGTAAAGCAGAACTTCAGAAAGCAGAATTCACTCGTCAGGTAGCAGTGCTTGAGGCGCAAGCAAAGAAGGATAGTGCCCAGCAACTTGCTGAAGCAGAGATCATCCGTGCTCAAGGTGTGGCAAAAGCAAACCAAATTATTGGTGAGAGTCTGAAAGACAATCCTGCTTATCTCCAGTATCTGTGGATTACTGAAGGTGAAAAAGATTCCAACCGCACAGTGTATATGATCCCAAGCAACGGTGGAGCACCTGTCCCGACTTTTGACATTCAGAAGTGACACCTGAATAACTGGCACACCACCTCCTGACGGGGGTGGTTTTTTGCTCTATAATAACTTCAGTTGAGAAACACACATGTCAAGCAACTCCTCCTCTTCCTCCAGCGGTATCGGTTTCCCTGGTCTGCTGACTGTTCTCTTCATCGGTCTGAAACTCACTGGTCACATTACTTGGCCCTGGGTTTGGGTGCTGTCTCCTCTGTGGATCAGTGCTCTGATCGGTCTTACTGTTCTTGCGATTATCTTTATCGTCCTCTTTCTCCAAGGATTTTTTAAGTGATTAAATCTATTGACAAAACCCACTGGGAAGATTTGTATGCTCGTCTCCATGATGCTTATGTGGAGTGTATGAAGCATAACAATCCAACATATGAACAGAAACTGGCACAGGTTCTGGATCATATGATCATCAACAAAAAGCATCTTTACATCCGATGACTTACGACGAACTCTACGAGCATGTGGTAAAGTATGTTGCTCTGCCACATGATACTATCACAATTCATGATCATCGCCGTGCTTGTCTCATTCTAAGTGCTTTTATGGAGTTTATCCTTGATTGTCAAGACGCTGGTATTGATCTGAATACGATTGATACAACTGGTATTGTGAATATGAAACTTGATGAACTGGAGGGCAAATGACTTTACTGGAAACTCTTGATTACTTCATGAATGAAACTGAAGCATACATGAATGAATTGTCTTGGGAAATCCGTGAGGAAACCAACTACGAGGACAATAATGTAGAGAGTTTGTCTGAAGAGTATGATTTTAACCAGGAACTTCATGATAATCTTCTGAAGATCAAATCTATTATCGAGGTACATCATGGAAATTGAGCTCAAACTTACAAAAGAAGAACTGAAGTATCTCTTTTCTATTATCGATAATTACATCCCACAACAACTGGAAGATGAGGTGGTGCTATATCAAAGCACCAAAAGTAAAGTAGAGCATGAACTGATTGCTGATCGTATCTATGATCTGATGAGTGATATTGATTGTATTAGTGAAGACCTAGAAGATGATTTCTTCGAAGAATGGGAAAATAAGTTGTGGTGTGAAGATGAAGATGATACTGGTTTTATGATTAAACGAAATCTTAAGATGTGGAACTGGGATACTGTTACTGAAATGGAATCAATTGTAAAGCAAATTGAGGCAAAGCATGATTATTAAATTTAAGGGACACTCTACCACTGATCGTGAGGTAGAGTTTGATAAAGATGATCAAGTTCGTTTGTTCGAACTGATGAAGGAAGAGTTCATCAACCACATTACTTATGCCAAATTCTACAATCTCTACTACCCAACAAAGATTGAGAAACGTATTACTAAATTCTGTAATGATTTCGGTGTTGATGTGGAATACGATAAAGATCGTATAGCATTCTTCACAGCACTTATCAAGGAGATGAAGTATGACTGACAACAAAACTAAACTTCTCAAGATGGTTGAGAATGCCATCAACCGAGCACCAGATGATGAAGAAATCATGGCAAAGTTTGTGATTGATGCTACTGCTGATTGGTTTGAGGAAGTGTTAGAATCTATGGGTATCACCCCATCCTGTATCCCTACTCTGCTACGATACCAAGCACACCAACATGAGTATCTGAACGATGACTAAAATTCCACTCAAAGCAATCACAGTCACCTACACTAAAACTACTACATATACACCTACATCTAAAATGTTTGATGATTGGGATTGTCCTCCAAGTCAAGAAGGATTTGAGAGTTTGGTTCTTGGTGAGTTCTTTGATGATCTTCTTGGTGATGTTATGTCTTACACTGATGTCCAACGATTTGAGGATGTTGTTGTAGAATGGAAAGACTTCTGGGAGAATGACGATGACTGAATCGCTTGAGGTTGTGAAAGATGAATGGCCCAGAAGAAATTGGAGGGGCATTACCAGTAGGATTTGTCATCATTAATATTATTGCTCTTATTCTTGCTATAACAGGAAATCTACCAGACGGAGTTTGATTATGGAAAAAGTAAAATTTGTATCTGTCACAAGAACTATCTGTCCAAGAACACAAATCCACTATCTTGACGCAATTTCAGAAGATGGAATGCACTGGTCTGCTGAAATGACCCCACATGAAGAGAAGTGGTTGGTTTATAAGAAGTTGTGGACACGAGACCCTCAACAACCTTATGACCTATGACTGACATAAAACTCTGTAAGGATTGTAAGTGGTATAAGAAAGATTGGTTTAACCATCTTACGGGTGCTGGTGATGGAAACGATAGGTGCCTCAATCCAGTATTGAGTCAAAATCTAATCACTGGTAAAAGAAAAGGTGGTTGTTTCTGTTATAATAAGAGATTGTCTTATTGTGGATGTGGTCCAGAAGGTAAGTATTGGGAGGCACGGAAATGACTGATACATTCCGTAAATGGACAATTTGGACTTCTATTTCATTATTTGAGTTTTGTGTGTGGTCTTGGAGGAACCACATGTGGAACCACCTTGATGGATTTCCAAATGAAGAACGAATGAGAGATTTGTTCTGGCATTACATCAACTACGGAAACACTAACAGTTATTATGACTAAAGAAGAACTCAAGAATTTTAGTATATCATCTGTAGATTACTATCAAGTTGCTTACAAGTATAACAAAGCAGAAGATCCAAATGAGTTCCGCACTCAAAAGCATGAAACGATGAGAATGGCACTTGCTGCTGCTAATTTCCTTGACGCACGGGGACAATATACTATAATCTCTGTGATACCTATCTACAAGACCAATGACTGAACGCAACTTTACTCAAGAACTCCAACATTGGACTTATAATGACCCCGAATTTGGAGATGATATTGAGCATCTTAATTATCTTGCGTTGATTGATGTTATCACGGAGTTATGTGATAGAATTGAGAAGCTAGAACAGCGCCTCAACAACGAAAACCAGTAACAACAGGAGCAAAAAATGACCTACACTGCCGAAGTCCAATTTAAGTTTGATGCCACATGGAAACCAACTTATGGTACGTCCAGCTGGGCTAATGATGAAATGCTCCCTGAAGAGCATTATCTGATAACAGCACCCGCTGGTGATCTCAACGCTAAACAGTATTTTAAGTTGTTTGAGAAGTTCTTGCTGTGTGTTGGAATGTGCCCTAAATCTATTCATAGTGGTGCTATGTCACTGGTGTTTAACGAATTTGTAAATGAAAGTGACCAGCGAAAAGTGTGTGATGAATATGAGCTCACAATGAATGAAGATTTGCAAGATAAATATAACGAGTTTAAGAAGCGTGATGAGGAGTGGGCAAGGCTGAAGAAGGGTCCTATGGGGACTGTTCTTTCTGATGATGAATCTAATGATGAATCTAATTATAAATTTAATGACGATCTCTCTTGGGAAACTCGTTACTGGGGTCTGTTCCGTCGTTTCCGACGCTTTGCCAAATTTACTGATGAGCAATTGGAAGAGATGGTAGACCGCGCTGAGCAAGAGTCCATTACCTGCGAAGAACTTAGCAATCAATGATTTCTACCAGTAACTACAAACTTACAGAAATTCTTCATGACACTTGGCCGAATCTTTATCGGCCACCTCATAACTATAAACCTCCATCAAACTACCATGAAAAAGCTTTTTGCAGCACTGTTGGCAACAACATGCTCTTTACATGCAACGCCCGCAGTAGCAGAGCAAAAACTAACTAAAGGTTATTTCACCATGGACGCCATGGGTTGTATGATTCTTAAAGAATGTACAGAAGGTGTTGTGCAGATTTCCGCTGCTGATGATTTGGATACTTTCTATCCTCATTCGGATTGGAGAGCAGTTAAAGTTGAGTTTGCTAGAATGCTAAATGCACTCACACTTATTGGTGTTGATGTTTATCTGGCAGATCAAAAGTATTTTCCTGTAGGACATCGTGGCGTCTATCATACTGTTAGTAATGACTTTTATCTGAATAGAGCTTACATGCATCGTCCCAACGTGCTTATGAGTGTTATGAGGCATGAGGGTTGGCACGCAGCACAAGACTGTATGGCTGGGACAATTGACAATAGTATGATTGCTATCATCAAACCAGAAGATGAAGTTCCTTCTGTGTGGCGTAAAATGGTAGAAAGGACATATCCAAAGTCCGCATGGCCATGGGAAGCTGAAGCAACTTGGGCTGGTAAAACGGAAAGAATGACTCAAGATGCTTTGGAGGCATGTGCTTCTGGATCTATGTGGACGAAGTACAAACCAACTCCATTGACTGAGAAGTGGTTGCGTGAAAATAATTATATTGATTAACTCAAACCACCTAGAGATATCTCTAGGTGGTTTTCTAAATAGGAGGTAAATGATATTTTGATATGACTTCAGGGAACTGCTATAGTTCGACTCCTATCCCCTTACTTCCTGACAGCACAATTCCTGGTTCATATCCTAAGGTAGTGCAGGGAACTCCAGCTCCACTTCCCGTGGTCCTTCCTGGTGCTGCTATCAGGCAGATTGTAGGTGAGTGTTATGGTCCTGATATTGCACTAACCCCAGACGGTGAAGTTGCTAGTTTATATCCTAGGAATACACAGGGTGTATTTACTCCTCCACCTGTAGAGGAACCTGGAGAAATTATTAGACAGATTGTTCAGAGATGTTATCCTGGTCTGCCTGATATCACTCCACCTGAAGAAGAGATTCCAGATTGGAATGATGTTATTGATACTGGTCCTTGGGAATTTGATTGGTTGTGTGAGCTATTTCCAGACCTTCCTGTATGTGGTCTGAATGCCCCTACAATCTTACCTCCATTCCCATGGAATCCAGTTGGTCCTTTTATCAGTACAGGTTCTGGCACTGATAAGGATGATTGTGAAAGGATTATGGAGGGGCTTGCAGCAAACCCCCCTACAGTCAGAAAGCATGAAGATCCAAGAGAGAACAACAAGTATGTTGTGATCAATACTGGTGAGTATTTGTACTGTGAAATTGATACTCATCCTAAGAATCCCGAATGGCAAGAGTGTGTAACGAATGCGCTTGATTGTATCTTTAAGCCTTTCGTTACGGGGACGTGGAAGACTCCTGCCGCAGATTGTGATACAACATATTTCCGTGGGCAGAATTCCACAAGCAATCAGATTTGTGTGAAGAATTGTCTACCAGAAAGACTTGCTGTGTATGAATATACTAACGGCAACAATCATGATTATGGTACAGAACCTACTGCACCTGCAGGCTATACGAGAGTATCAACTGAACCTGCTTTCTATATGCTCGCTAGCAAACAGGAGAACTCTGTTCCTCTCTACAAATTTTACTCTCCTAGTAGAGATGATACATTCTTGACAACTAATCCTGGTGAACCAGATAGCCAAGGTGCTGGTGAACGTGCAACAATGAACGCTGGTGGTTATACTCAGGGCCAAATATTTGGTTATGTTTTTACTGATGCTGCTAAAGGTGTCGCATATATTACTGAAGATGAGGAAGTTGTTCCTCTTCATAGGTACTATAAGGGGACTGGTTCTTCTGCAGATGATCATATGTATTCTTTGCAGCTACAAGGAACACCAAAGCCACCAAAGTATAATAAGAAAAGACAAGTCTATAGAATCCCAACCAATCCACAGTCTGATTTTACTGTTGGTTATAAGGTTAAGAAAGGTGGAGCAGCATATAAGAACTCTTGGGGATGGTATATCAGCACTAAAGACGGAAGCCAAATTGTCGCTAACAAAGTGATCAGAGGCAACATCAAGCAGAATATTGACTACGCTGAAACTACTATCTCTAAAAGTATTTTGGCTAATTACAAGGGATATAATCTGGGATTCTTCATTGTCCCTGATGGTGATGAATATGGAATCAGCAATGGTGATACTCTAAGTTTCAGTGGTGGTGTTGGTGGGTACACCGTCAGTTCTGGTAGTGCAGAAGGTGGGTATGCCTTCTTTACTGATCATAGAATGAATCCTAACAAGACTAATAAAACTCGTTTGGTTGGGAACAACTGGCAATGGTGGGAAGACCTTCTTGATGGGGATAATGATTATGATGACGTTAAGATACGTTATGAAGTGACAGCGACAGGTAATGCGTATACCTATGAGGGGATACAGTGCTATTTGTTTAATACTCCCAACCCCCCAAAGGTATTCATGCCTATCACACCGAAGAATCCATGTAGTACAAACAAATTTGATACTACTTTCCAACCAGCAGTTGTCACTAGAACAAACTGTGGAGGCTACAATACCCATACAGATGGTACTGAGGGTCAAAATGCAGACTCTGGTGTGTGTCTAGGTGGATATGCTGCTGAAGTGAACAGGAGACAATCAATCAAAGCATATAAGAGTGCCACTTACCAACTTAAGTCTTATGGTTTGATTACAACTACAGTTGAGTCTGGAGATTTGAGATTTCATATCTTGATGAAGAGAAATGGATCCACAGTGGTGGATTATACTGGTGAAGTCAATACTTGGCCTGATGTTGGTAGTAACATTGGATCTCCATTCACAGTTAGTGAGGGGGATCAACTAAGTTTTGATTTGGATTCTATTGATTCTGGTCCTCAGTCTGGCACTGCAACTCTGAATATGGTTTTGTTTAATGTGACGGACAATACGTTTGAGGCGCCCTGGGGAACCACCATTGGTACAACTGTTGATGATGATCTAGTATCTGGTCGTACAGAAGTCATATCTACTAACTCTGCTGGTGGTGGTTCTATTAAGAAACTATCTATTCAGCTGTGGGATAACGATGAGAAAGATTGGTCCGATAAAGTGTACGTTTGGGATAATGGTGCGCAACTAAATACAAACAACGCCAATGGGCAGACTGCTACTTGGAATAATACTTACTATAGTGGTGGGTATTATGAAGGTATCACTCAAAGGAATGGACACATTCTAAGCGCCACTATCGATGAAGATGGTCCTGTATCAACTCCCACTGATGGTAGGGGTATTTTCTACAATCAGTTGTTTGATCATGGTCGTGGTTTAATCTGCAAACCATCGAACGATCTTAATGGTCTATTGAGTGACTATGCTCACCATTCTATTGGCTCTGGTTTCACATCTTGGTTTATTAATAACGTCACTAGCGGTAGTGCCAGCAGCCTCTTAACTATCGAAGATTGGTATGCAAGAGGTATTAAAGGGCAGAGTGGTGGCCAATACAGTAAGATGTCATTTTTCCATGACTTTGTTCTAGGTGTATTTGGCAATCAAGAAACACAGACTGCAAGTAAACCAACTGGAAAAGTCAGGGTGGCATTCTGGCCATATGCAGTAAGCATCGATGATCCTGCAGATCATGACCGATGGGGATGTGCTGTAGAACTATTTGATGTTATCGATTCTGGCAACAACTATATCGAAGGAGATAGTTTTGTGTTAGAATGGCCAACTAAGCAACCAACTAAAGGATCATATCAAGATCTAGGTGCTGCTACTACACCGTACTGGCCTAGAGATGATGAGAATTTTACATTCCCAAATGAAATCGAACTGAATCGAAAAGGAGATTCTGGTTCTGAAACGTATGTTCCTAGGTATGCTTTTTATCAAGAGTCACATAATCGCGACTCTAATATCTGGTATGTTTCGCACTACAAGCTGAAGCCGATCAGATTTAGAATAACAATTGAGGAAGTCAATTAATGAAAGAAGCACAGGGTTTTGGTGCTACTCGTGCCGATCGCTCATTGATGCAGTCGGCACGAGAACTCGCCGCTCTACATAAAGTTTTGAGGGATTATCCTCAAGATAGTAAAGGGCGTCGGAAGATGCTCAAGCAAATCAAAAAGTATTATCGTGGTTCTCTTGCTGAGATCGATAGGATTGATATGAAGCCTGTTAACTTTCCCACGAAAGATGAGATGCTACACACAGAAGAAGAGCATCAAGAATATGAGGCAGAGCAAGTCACCGAGCAGCAAGCACAAGCACTCAGAGACTCCCTCTCCAAGTAATCCAACTGGCACACTTGACAAGATTCCAAGAGTGCTGTTATTATAAATAGGCATTCGTGAGGGATGCCTCACGAAACAAACAAACGGGGACTGTCGAATCCCCTTCCATCTGCGGGTAACCATTCCGCAAGTAAATTCACTGGATGACTATTATGATTAAAACTGCTTTCGCAGCTGCTGCTGCTCTCGCTTTCGCTCCCGCTGCTGCCCTGGCAGGTCCCTACGTGAACGTTGAGGCTAACAGTGGTTTCACTGGTTCTGACTACAATGGCACCACAACGGATCTGCACGTAGGCTATGAGGGTGCTACTGGTGCTCTCTCGTACTACGGTCAAGTTGGCCCCAGCATCGTGACCCCTGACGGTGGCGATACCGATACCGTGTTCAGCGGTAAGGTTGGTGCTGGTGTTGCTGCAACCGAAAAGCTCGGTTTCTACGGTGAGCTGTCGTTTGCTACTGGCGCTAACGGTGCTGATAATGGT